TCTTGGGATTGGCTAATGCCAGTAGTCCAAAAGATAGGGGATGAATATCTTAACACACCATTTGATGAGACATACTCACACCTTACAGAGCAGTATGAAAACATCTGGACATTGGAAGATACATACAATGCAGTAGTAGAATTTATTAAAGAATATAACGATGGGAAAAACTAAAGAACTATTTATGCAGATGGCTCAAGGATTTATGGAAGGTGTAAACATAGAGAAAGAGCTAAGAGGTAGAATGGCTGATGATCAGTATCAGTACACTATATATAAAAATAATCGTAACAAAAAAACTAAAAGACATGAGAATGGCACTATACGAAGTAGAAATAAAATGGTGGGATGACCTTTGTGTTGAAACAAAGATTGTATCTACAAACCCAGCATCCGTAGATGATGATACTATCTTCTACACATTTGAAAACGAGGATGAGATAGAATCTTTTACCCTTGAAGATCCGATAGGAGAATTTCAAGTATTGTCTTACACAAAACTATAAGTTATGGAGACTAGGAAAGAATTTATAAATAGGATGGCTTGGATGTTATCGGAAATAGATGATTCTAAATTTAAAACTTTAAACTCTTTATCAATGTTAGAGTTTCACTTAAAGAGAAGGGAATTAAATTTACTGAACCAGACTAAAGAACTCATTATAAACTCTATGGAATATAGAGCTAATAAAAAGTTAAGGTCTGGAATAGAAATAAGTTTAGGTAAATTAATTATACACACTCATCAAGAATTTGATGATATAATAAAAAAATTATAATGATAGTGGACTTCAATAAACACACATGGGTACATCAAGGAAATATAAACAAAGTAAAAAAACTAATTATGGAAGTAGAAGAATTTCAAAGAATAAGAATAGAGGCTTTAGAAAAAAGAATCAAAGAACTAGAGGATAAATTAAAGGAAAAAGAAAATGAACAATCAAGTAAGAACAATTGATGTCGATCAAGTGTGGATGAGGGGAGACAAAGACCCCTGTACTAAGTATGTTCTATACGCTAAAGTACAGAGAAAATATATCAATCCTATAATTAATGATATAGATAATATACAATCCCTTTTGAAAGGTAAAAAACTATTTAAGTTAGATACATCAAATAATAAAGTTAAAATATATAATATAATAGATGCAGTAGATAGATCTTTTAGTAACGAAGATCTTGAGGAATTACTAGAAAAAGACTTATCTTTAATAGAATTTATCTACAAAGTCTATGCAATACGAAAAAGAAATGCTGGAGAACTTACTTAAAGAGTCTGGTATAGACTATAAACTAGACAACCGAATAAGACCAAATAAGCATCCAAACATGAAGCGTTTAGAGGTGGCTTTAAAAAAGCATGGGGTAAACTATATGTACTTTCATCAGACAGATAGTCTAGCAGTAACACAAGTAGATATAGGAAAACATAATGCCTTGTGCCACACACTTATGATGCCTTCAGAAGATGGTATAAGTGTTTTAATGGTAGTAAACAATGATATTGATTTAGAGCTAGTTATGGAAGGTATAACGCAAAGCCTAGACAGAATAATGCCTGAAGATATATCTTATAATATTTTAGGAATAATATAGTAATATGTAAAATAATTTACTATATTTGCATCAGAAGTTAATTAAATTTAAAAACCAAAAACTATGGAAAAGTCAGAAACAATTGGCAAGCTAACCCTTGCCTTATCTAAAGTGCAGTCTCAATTAAGACCTGCAAAAGAAAACTCAAAAAACCCTTTCTTCAAGTCAAGTTATGCTGATCTTGGATCAGTATGGGACTCTGTTCGTAAACTACTAGCAGACAACGAGTTAGCAATCATTCAAATGCCTACTGATGTAGGTGGCGTAACAACAATCCTATCACATTCTAGTGGAGAATATCTAGCATCAACTTGCTACATACCAGCAAAGGAAGATGCACATGGCGTAGGCTCTGCAATATCTTACGCAAGAAGATACGCTTTAGCATCATTCGTAGGTGTGGTTACTGGAGATGATGATGACGGCAACATGGCAGTTAAAGGTTCTGGTCCAAAATCAACTACAACTCAAAAGTCTAAGCCTAAGCTAACAGACTCTCAGTATAAGTCTATGATGAAGGCTATTGAAGATGGTAAAGGTAGTGTAGTAGAGCAGAAGATGGCTGGATATACTATGACTAAAACTCAACAAGATAACCTTAGCAAAGTTCTTAAAATATCTAAGACCTTAGTATAATGAGTTTAGATAAGTTTATAAAAAAACTAGTCGATGACTCCTTTTATTACTCTGACTACGAGTTTGTAACGAACTCGCAGTTAGGGTTAATAAAGAAGGATGTTAGAACTTATAAGATGATGAGGGACAATCCTGAACTCAATAAGGAAACTATGCCTATGATCTTTGGTAGAGCATACCATGTAGCTATGCTAGAACCTAATGATTTTAACAATAAAGTTTTAGTGTTTAACTCTGCTACAAGAACTACTAAAGGCTTTAAAGAGTTCAAAGAGAACAATCCTAAAGCATCTACAATAGTCTTGCAAAAAGAGTACGATAAGATTATGTACATGCAAGATGTTTTGTTTAGTCATTCTGAAGTTAGAGATCTTCTTCAATCAGAAGGAGAGAGGGAGATAGCTAACGCTTGGAAGGATGATGATACAAATGTTTTCTGTAAGGGTAAAGCAGACTATCGCAATGGAAAATTATTGGTAGACTTAAAGACCACTGCAGATGGTAGCTTTTATGGGTTCTCTAATTCTTGTAAGAGGTATGGCTATGATAGACAATCAGCCTTCTATATGGATGGATTTGATTGTGATGAGTTTGTATTTATAACTCAAGAAAAAGAGAGACCTTATAATGTTTCTATATTTTATGCTGGAGATGAGTTTATAGAGAGAGGTAGACAAGAGTATAAGTATCTACTAGATGTTTACAGAAGATTCTTTATAGACAACGAGGAGATCGTTGAACAACATTTAATAATGGAAACACTATGACACTAAAAGAAAAGTTAAAAGAAAGTAAAATATACAAGCCTTGGCTTGCAGAAAGATTAGGGTTAAGCCGACCTACCCTAGACAAATACTTAGATAAACCTGATGAGTTTAAAGTTAAACACCTTAGAAGGATTGCTAAGTATATAGAAACAACAGAAAGGAAGGCACTAGTTAATTATTTTATAAAAGCTGAAAGCTATGAGTAACAAAACAACTAACAGAATCTACGTTGGAAACGGGGTAGAAAAATTTGATGGGGACATGGTAGAGTTCTCTTTAAACCTAACTAAATTAGGTAAAGAAGCAACAGATCACATGTTCGAGTACAATGGTGAAAAATTCATCAAGCTAAAGGTAGCTAAGATGAAAGAAACTAACGAGTATGGTAAGACTCACTACGTTGAAGTAAACACTTACAAACCAGAAGTTAAGAAAGAAGCAGTAGCTGATGACTTACCATTCTAAAGATGGAGGGGCTTGTCCCCTCCCTTTTTTAAACAACCAAAAAAAACTATGAAGTACAGAGTATCAGACACAGATATTATTAATGTAGATAAGGTCGAATTTATTGAGGTTGATGGTAGTTGTATAAACTTTCATACCTCAACAAATACACACCGATCTATATATAATAATGAGATAGAATCTAATTGTGTTTTCAATAATATTGTTAATCGTTTTTCTATTGTAGATCTTAGGCTCAATAATTCTAAAAAACCTGAGACTGAAGCTGAAAGAAAAGAAAAAGCATTTGAAATGTTTTGGAACTTATATGATTACAAAAAAGATAAGCCTAACACAAGAAAGACATTTATGAATTTAAGCTTAACTCAAATGGGTAAGGCTATAAAAGGAGTCAAGGCTTACGTTGATTCAACACCTGATAGAACTTACAGAAAATTTCCTAGAACTTGGATTAACGCTAGGGGATGGGAGAACGAGGTTCAGGTAGATAAAAAGAAAACTAACCGATATGTTAAACCTAAATACATCACAGATGAAAGATAACATGGACATGGAGATGAGGCTTATCGGTAAGATTATATCTAATCCACGAGACTATTACGATTGTCATAGTCTTATATCTGAGGAGATATTTACCGATCCTTTAAACAGGAAGATATATAAAGTGGTATCTGAAAGGTTAGATAAAGGTGATAAAGTTGATATGATTATAATATCATCTGCTATTAAAGATCCTCTTGTAGATCTCAGGGTAGCTGAGTGTATGAGCTCTGATCATTACGCTTATATAACAAAGAACATGGTCTTGTATCTATCTCAAGAAGATAAGAAGATAAGACTTAAAAAACTAGCAGAACTTACTACAAAGAAGATTGATAATGGTGATGATTTGTTTAACGTTATAGAGTTCGTGGAAGAACAAATGAAGTCTATTTCTGAGGTTAGGGGTAGTGACATACCTGATATTAAAAAGCAGTTAAAGATACTGCATGATGATATAAGAAGGAGAATGGATTCTGAAAACATGGTTGGTCTACCTACGGGTTTTCAATCAGTAGACAAGTTTACTGGTGGATGGCAAGAGACAGACTTTATTGTAATTGGTGGTGCCTCATCTATGGGTAAGACATCACTTGGTTTAGCCTTCTGCTACAATTGTGCCAAGGTAGGTATTCCCTCTGCAGTATTCTCTTACGAGATGGGAGATACTCAGTTACTACAAAGATTAGTTTCATTGGAGAGTGAGGTTAATAACAGGTATATAATGAAGGGTGCGTTAGAAAGCACTGAGCTTAACAGAGTTGATAAGGCTATAGGAAAACTAGAGGGTGTTAATCTATTTATAGATGAGTGTAAGGATTCATCTCTTAGATACCTTTTAAATAAGATTAGGCAATATGTAATAACTAAAGAAGTTAAGTTTGTTCTTGTAGACTACTTACAACTTGTTAAGGGTAGCGGTACATCTAGAGAGCAAGAGGTTGCTATGGTGGCTCGTGAGCTAAAGAATCTAGCCAAGGAGCTTAACATAACAATTGTTGCCTTATCTCAACTTAGTAGGGGTGTAGAAAGAAGGGATGGTTGTAGACCTAGTTTGTCCGATCTTCGTGAGAGTGGCGAGATAGAGCAGGCATCTGATATTGTTATGCTTGTATACAGACCTGAATACTATGGTATTATGACTGATGAT